ATTTTGTCTTTGGTTCGTAACTACGACGAGGACACGGCTGATCTGCCAGAGGCTCGCATTAACTTTGTGAAGTATACCTTTGTGCCGGGCTTTGGCTTCTATGACATTGGCCTGCTGCATATTCTTGGCAACACCACCAATGCGGTGACGGCTGCGTGGCGTGAATTGTTGGATGCGGGTATGTATGCCAACTTTCCCGGCTTCTTGTATGCCAAGCAGTCTGGCCGTCAGAACAGCAATATCTTCCGCGTTCCACCGGGCGGCGGTGCTCAAATTGACACTGGCGGCATGCCAATCAATCAGGCTGTAATGCCACTGCCATACAAAGAGCCATCAAGTGCTTTGAATAATTTGGTTGAGCAGATGAGCCAATACGGTCAGCGTCTGGGTGGCACGTCTGAAGTAGCGGTTGGTGAGGGGCGTCAAGATGCGCCTGTCGGGACGACAATTGCGTTGATTGAGCAGTCTGTGAAAGTTTTGAACAGCGTCCACAAGCGTATGCATGCATCGCAGGCGGAAGAGTTTCAGCTTCTGGCCCGTTGTTTTAAAGAGAACCCTGAATCGTTTTGGCAACGCAATCGCAAGCCAAATATGCCGTGGGACGAGCAGCAATTCTTGGCGGCATTGGATGACTTTGACATTGTTCCGCAGGCTGATCCAAACACATCATCCAGTAGCCAACGCATCATGAAGGTTGCGGCACTGGTTCAGATGGCATCCCACGACCCGTCAGGCTTCAATATTCCAGAAGTTCGTCGTGAGGCATTGAACGCCATTGGTTGGGAAAGCCCAGACAAATTCTTGGCTCAACAAACAAACCCGCAGCCTAATCCAGTGGATCAGGCCAAGCAGGTTGATGCTCAAGCCAAGATGCTTACCGCTCAAGCTAAGATGGCTGAGGCGCAGCACAAGGTGAGTGGCGGTGAAAACCAGCAGTCTCAGGCCAATCCGCAAGAGATGCAGCTTAAGATGATGACGGAGCAGAACAAGGCTGAGGAAACCAAGCAGAAGGCTGCTGACAGTCAGATTGATGCCATGAACCGTATGCGTGACCGTGAGAGCCGTGAGCGTCTGGCGGCAGTAAAACTGGCTGAGGAAGTCATGAAGAACCCAATGGACGGCATGCAGGTAGTACAGCAGATGCTTGACCCCGGCATGATCCAGCGGTTGGAAGCCAATGAGCAGCCAGAGGGTAAGTTACAATAATGGGGAAGGTCTAGCGTGAGGCTTGACCATCCACTCAGTTAGTAGGACATTGATGGAACTTGGACCGCTGCGGCGGCGAGTGGCTACAGAATGTTTCTGTGGTTAGTCTACGGGCATAATCTTAGCGGGTTTGTTCGGCACCAAGTCCTACATGTTGTTTTCCATGACTTTGCCCCTCCCTTGCCCTTTGTGGTAACGGAGGGGTGCCTTTAGGAATTAATGATTGATTGAACTGATACGACAATATGGCGCTGTAATTGAATTATGTTTGGGTGTTGGCTGGTTTGGACTAATATCTTATGTAGTCCACGCCGTAACGCGCTTGATGGTTGGCAAATAGCCCAACATAACGTAGTATGCTGTCATTCTAGGAGTGATAGCAATGTCTGATGCCGAATTAACCGATCCGCTTGGCAGATTGCTACCCGGCTATTCGTTGGGCGCGGAACTTATCCGTCCTCGCGGCGGCGGCTCTGGATCAAACATTAAAGACTCTGACATCGCAGAGACGCTTCAAAATCGTCCTAACTTGCTTGGCGTAGACCAAGAACAAGCCATTGGCGATGCAATAAATGCTGCTCATAGCATTCCAAATTTTATTAATAAAAATGTTAAAATTGATAATCCTGCTACATCCAGAGGGGCAAATGATTGGCTCCAAGATAAAATTAAATATGCTGAAACGTCTATGAATAAAAACGATCCAAGAACGTCATAGGGTAAGGGACTGGTTGGCTCTACAACGGCTTGGTCTGAGATGAATGTTCCAACACAAATGTTGGAAAATTTACAAGGTGCTTATAACGAAAAACGTACAACAGGTGTTCCCGGCTTTGATAATTTACTAAAAAAAGTAAAAGAAGAAGGATGGAATCCTGATCCAATTAGCGTAACTATAAATCACAGGGGCCAACCATATATTTATGAAGGAAATACAAGAGTTGCTGTTGCAAAAGCATTAGGAATACCAAATGTTCCGGCCAAAATTTCATGGTTAAATGGAGCAGAAAATGTTTTGGGCGATTGGCATATGGAAAATTTTGCAAAGAATATGTTGTCTAATCCTGATATTACCAAAGCAAGAGGTGGCGATGTGAAATTGCATCATGCTGGCGGCGGTCGCACGTTAAACAGCAATGCAGACAGTGACGTTGATACGTCCTATCTGGGCAATCTATTGCGCGGTCTCCAATCAATTCCAGAAACGGCATACGACTATTTAAAAAACACATCTTACAGTCAGATGGGGTCTGATGCTTTAGACCTTGGTAAAAATGTTTACCACGACATTACTGAGCATCCGATTGAGAACTTGCTTGGCGCATTGCCTATTGTTGGCAGTGGCATGGCTGCACATGATGCTTATAAACTTAATGACCGCATTAAGCAGGCTTATGCATCTGGAAACCATGAGGATGCTAAAAAGTTAGAACGCGCATTGGTATTATCCTCATTGGGCGCAATACCAATCTTTGGTGAATTATCTTCAGTTGGTTCCAGCGCCGCTCGTATGGCTGAGGAAGCAATGTTACATGGTGCTGCGGAAACTGGAAGCCGCGCAATTGCCAATTCAATTCCGCGTGATGCATATCAAGTGGCGGAAAACATGGCATCACACAAAATTAATCAAGCACTTGATGCAGCAAAAAAACGGATGTTTTCTGATATGGGCGACGATCACAAAGTACGTTCTGATGTTGGTAGGGCCACAGGCGGTCGTGCTGGCTACGCAACTCTTGGCGGCGTTCCTGAAGATGACATTGCTCAAGCTAAAGCAATTGCTCGTCAACCTGATTTAGTTTGGGATACAGATGGTTCTGTGCCAGCCAGAGAAGCGCCGCTTCCCAATCAATCTGTAAATTCATATTCACCATTGACTGAAGCCGCTCCGCTTACTTTTCGTGAAAAACTGCCAAAAGTATTGTACAGCCATTTTGTTGAGCCAATGGTTCAAGCTGTTATAGCCCCCGGTCGCGTTTACCGTGGCGAGGTTCAACCAGATCAAATGATTCCAGAGGCAGTAAACCTTGCATCTCAAGTGATGCTTGGCTCTGCTCCATTTGGCGCGGCTCAAGTTTTGCGTGAGGGATACGATCCAAGTGTGATGCGTTCATTTTTAGGTGCAACTTCTAAGGACGCAGCAGCAGAAGCAACTGCACTTCATACGGGATTGGATCGCCCCAGTATGGGTGGCGCTGGCATGCCTACTCGCATATTGGCTGGTAACCCATCTAATATTCAAGAAGAAATTACTGTTATTCGGCCAACGGTAGATAATCCTCAACGTATTGCCTATCCCGGCGTTTATGAACGCCCTGATATTATGGCAGCAAAAGCGGCGGCTCGTGTTGCTCCAGAAGACCCAGCATTAAAACAACTTTTTGGCGTAACTCGTGATGATTTGTATCAAATGAGTAAAGACCGTAAAGGGACGGCTGTTCCTGACATCATGTTAGGAAAAGGTAAAACACCCGATACTGTTGATGCCATCATGAATCAACGTAATGCCCAACGCCTTGTTGACGCATTAGGAGAAGCAGAACGGTATCCTGCTTTAACTAAAGGTATGGATGCTTGGTATACGATGGACCCGCTATATCATGCGATGGTTAAAGAACTTGGTCCAGAATTAGCCGCCAAACGCTATACGCAAATGAATACCCGTATGGGCATGATGTCGCCGGGGTCTGATGTTGTTTCTGAAATTCAACGTGGTCTCGGTGCTGATTATATGACTGAGCAAGGGCGGTTTCCAGAATTTTCAAAAATGGGAGGAATTGGTAAATATGTTCGTCCTTCTAGTTTCCCATCTGAACTTTTATCTATGCCGGGCCATCCATATCATTCCACGTCTCACATGGGGCCAATGGCAAAATTTAATGAAACTGGCGAGTTGGACATGGGATCGCCAAAAGTTCCATTATATATACAATCATCAAATGCTCCTGAACTAGGGCAACAAACTCGTTGGCCTGTTCCTGATGCACATTTTGCTCGCGGCGTTGGCATGGGTGAAACAAGAACAGCTAAAGATTTTAAACCATCTATGAATATGGCTGAATACCGTCCTTTTGGTGAATGGTATTATCAAAATGTTGCACAACCTTTGGGGTTAGAAGGTGTTCCTGCACAGGCTCGCCAATGGGGTCTCATGGGTCATGCTACGGGGGTAGAGACGGATATTGGCGCACCTAAATTAGAAATGCTTGCTCAACATATTATGGAATCTGCGCGACGTAATGGAGTTGATCCAATTACGGCTCGCAATGAAATTATAAGAGGCAATATGTATAATCATGGCGGTCGCACATTTGGCAACAATGCCATTGATAACGCAATTCGCATGGCTCGCGGCGGTGAGGCAAGTGATGGCGTCAATGAGCCATCTATTTTGGACACAGCAACACCAATAGAAGTTCCTCATTCATTGCAAGAATTGCAAAATTGGAAAAAAACTCATCCGCGTCCGTTAAACAAGCATGCGATGGATGACATCTTCAGTTTGCGCTTGTCTGGCGTTGAGGGCGGTGAGCCGATTGCTATGCCAGCCAGCTTGGATGAGTTGCTTGCTGATCTACGCAGAAGGCATCACGCTTCTGGCGGCAGGCTGCATTATGAAGATGGTGGTGAAGCTGATGGCGGCGATCCACGCGGTAACGAAGCAGGCATGGCAGATCGTTCACAATCAGATAGCGGTTATGGTGGCGATAGTAACTATGGTGGCGATCCACGCGGCAATGAGCGTGGTTTTGCGGATGTGTCACAACCAGATAATACTCCATCAGATGTTGACCGTTTTTCGTTCGGCCGTGATTTTGATGTTTCAGGTGGAAACTACACGGGCCATGAGATGCCAACTGGATTAGTTGGATACTCTGAGCAACGCATGAACACGCCATACGAAGGCAGTTTGTTAAGCGCAACTATGGACCCAAGCAATGCATTTGGCATGGGATACGGCTCATTGGTTGGCAAACAAAACACACGCGCTGGTGCGGCTGGGTTACTTGGCAGTGCAATGGGTGAAAGCGGCCAAGAACTTGACCCGTCAGCCATCAATGCTGGTTCTATTGGCATGTTCCAACACACGGGATCACGCGCAAGGGATTTAAGAGATGTGCTTGGAATTGGCCAAGGAGTGAGGGGCAATGAATTGCGCGATGCCTTGGCTGGCTCTCAAATGCCACAACTTAGATTTGCATTAAATGAGATAGCTACGAACCCAGCTTATGCAGATACAAGAAATGCTATGCGAACGGGAACCAATGCGGCTGATGTTGCGGATGTTGCGTTGGAAAATTTTGAACGTCCATCATTGGAAAATCAAATTAAGTCTGCTCCATCCCGTGAGGCATATGCCCGTGGCATTATGGCTGGGCGTCCGTCTGGTGCTACTTTAGGTGTTGGGCAATATGATGGAACTCCTAGTAGCATTAGGGACGCACTAAGAAGCGGTGCGGATTTGGCTAAAACCCAAAGGGGACGCTTTGGTGCTCCAGATATTTATGCTGCCAACAACGCAGGCAATGTTGGTGCAAATGCTCTTGTTGGATCATATGACAACAGCACGCTTTCTGGCGACACGGCAGATGACACTTTAGAAAATGCAATGCCAAGAACACCCGTTGAAAGTTTTGAAGACCCTGCATTAATTGCGGCTTATAATGCACAATACGGACTTAGTGGGCCTAAAAATGCCTATGCTGACATGACATTAGGCCAAAGAACGCCTGATGTGACCACTAACAACCCATTTATTAATGCGGTTCAAGGTTTTGGTGGTTTCCTTGCGGATAGATTTACGCCATCTTATGGTTTGAACTTACCGGAATACAATAAAATCAGTCAGGCAGTTTATCCAAATCGTGATCAATCTTCAGATTATCGCGGTGATCATGGCGTGCAGCAGCAAGCTATCAATCAGGCTATGGCTTTGGCTGCCCCGCAAAAGGTGGCTGCTCCATACACAACTGAACTTGGAACGTATAACCAACAACTTCCAACCGTTGACGGCATGACTGCTGAACAATGGGCGGCTGCTCACACGGGTGGGGATATGTCCAAGGTTCACGGTCGCATCAAATATGTAAACGGTGCGCCAAGGTTGGAATATTATACGATATAAGAGAATTGTCTTAATGGTAAAATTGCGTTAAGGTGCATTGTTCTTCTCAGGAGCCGCCCATGTCCAAGCTGTCAGATTCCATCAAAAACCCTATGCGTGATAAGGCCAAGCGCCTGACATCGGGTGAGCCTCATACCAAGGTGGATTCGTCCACATGGACGCCTCCAGAGATGGAAAACGCTGGCATTAAGACTGGTTTACGGCCACTCAGCAAGCGCCAATACAAGTCTGGCGGCAAAGTTCATGGTCACGACGCTAAGAAGCGCGGTGATCGTGCAATGCGTAAGTCTGGTGGACGCACTGAGAGTGAAGACCGTTCAAAGCGTTATCTCACGCCTGACAACTTGATCAATCGCGATGTACGCATGGCGAATGAAACCCGTGAAGGCATCAAGCATGTTGGTGGTTTCAAAAAGGGCGGCAAGATTAAGCGTTCGCACCACATGGATGGTGGCGTTCCTGATTATACGCCAGAGCAGATTGCTTTAGCGAAGCGCGGCATTGATCCATTTGGTGGTGATCGTACCACTGCACCGAGAGTTATGCCTGTTAGGCGTCCTGTTCGCGTTCCGGTTCCTGTTTCGGTTCCTGTTCCAATCGCACGTCCATCCGATATGGATTACGTTCCAATGCCAATGCCACGTCCTTCTAATTTAAAGAAGGGTGGCAAAGTATCGGAAATGGAGTGGGAACACTCAAAGGCTGATCTCAAGCAAGACAAAAAGTTGGCCAAGAAGCATGGCATGTCTATGGAGGCTTGGGAAAAGTCTGATTTAGACAAAAAGCACGACAAGCAGCAGTCGGCTGAAGGTCTTTGCTATGGCGGCAAGGCAAAGAAAGCTGATGGTGGCAAGATTAAATGGATTCAGGGTGCTATTAAGCATCCGGGTTCATTGCATAAGGCACTTCATGTTCCTGAAGGCGAGAAGATTCCTGCAAAGAAGTTGGAAAAAGCTACGCATAGCAAGAACCCTAAGCTGGCTAAGAAGGCTCATCTTGCTGAGACGCTTAAGCGTATGCACCACGCTAAGGGTGGCGAAGTGTTTGCCGGCAATTCGGTTACTAAGATTCCGGGTGAAGTACCGGGTGGCCGCACCGCTCACAAGCATGGTGGCAAAGCAAAGGGTAAGACGCACATTAACATCAATGTGAATGCTCATCCTGCTGGTATGCCAATGGCTGGTGGCCCAATGGGTGCTCCTCCAATGCCTCCTCCTCCACCTCCAATGCCACCGCGTCCTCCAATGGGTGGCCCAGCAGGTGGTGCACCGACTGACCCTGCTTTGCTGGCGGCTCTCGCTGGTGGCCGTGGCCCAATGGGTGGTGGTATGCCTCCAATGGGTGGCGGTATGCCAATGGCTCGTAAGTCTGGTGGCCGCGCAATGGGTCGCACTGAACATATTATTGACCACGCCGCTGGTGGTGGTCTTGGCCGTCTTGAAAAGATCAAGGCATATGGTCACAAAGCATAATCTTTGGTTCCTCCCCCAAAGATAAACTAGGCCGCAGATTAAACCCTGCGGTCTTTTTTTATGTAAATTATTACATTCATTGCAAATCATTTTAGGTGGGAATTTACACTCATCGCAAACGATTTAATTCCTACCTGTGCCATAAACTGCCTATGACACAGACATACGCAGACAGATACGCAAGAATCATGGCCCAACTGATTGAAGAAACAATCGGTGAGGAGATGCAATTTATTTGCGAGGGCATGCTTTCTGACATTGCGGATTACAAACACCGTACTGGCATCATTTCCGGTCTGCGTAAGTGTTTAGACCTCATGGAAGAGGCAGACACAATCATTTCTACAGGGGAAAGGAAAAAGTAATGCCATTTATGCGAATGAACCACAGTGTTGATCCAGCCAAAATCCTTATGGATGAATTGGGCAATTTGGATGACATTCAGGTATTTAACAATGAAGTAATGGTTGCCATTTATGTGCGGCCTGAGAAGACAAACAGCGGAATTATCCTGCCGGGGGCAACCCGTGATGAGGATCGGTATCAGGGCAAAGTTGGCCTTGTTGTAAAAATGGGCCTGCAAGCCTTTGATGACCCCAATAACAATTGGTTCAAAGGCACAAAAGTCAAAGTTGGTGATTGGGTGTATTTCCGCGTCACGGACGGTTGGTCAATCAATGTGCATGGCGTCTCATGCCGCATGATTGATGATACCGACATTCGTGGCATGACCAAATACCCTGATGCAGTATGGTAAGGGGATAAAACATGGTTGATCAAAATGATGTTCAGTTAGAGCCTGAAGAAAAAATTGAAGTTGCGGCTGCGGATGATCCGGTAAAAGTTGAAAAATCATCTGATGCAAATGAAATTTCGGCTGATGAAGGCATTACTCAACTCAAAAAACAGCTTGAGGACGAGAAAAAAGCCCGTGATGACGCTGAACGTAGGGCTTATCATGCCCAACAGCAGGCTCAAGAAGCCCAGCGCAATGTTCAAGACGGTGATTACCAGCTTATTGTAAGCGCCATTGACGCCACAAAGCAGCGTTCAGAGGCGTTAAAGAACGGTTACGCTGAAGCAATGGCTGCTGGTGACTATCGCAAGGCGGCAGACTTCCAAGAAGCCTTATCATTGAATGCCAACAAGCTATCAACGCTTGAAAATGGCAAGAATGCTATGGAAAACAAACTTCGTCAGCCTGTGCAGCCAGTTGTGCCGCCACAGAATGACCCAGTTGAGCAATTTGCGTCTCAATTGTCGCCACGTTCAGCGTCGTGGGTGCGTCGCAACCCTGATGTCATCCGTGATGCAAAGAAGTTTGATGAAATGGTTCGTGCTCACAACCACGCAATGGGTGAGGGTTTCGTCCCAGACAGTGATGCGTACTTCCAACACGTTGAAATGCGTCTTGGATTGAACAAAGCGCCAGAGCCAGACTTGGATTACGAAGTTGTCTCTGTGGCGGCAGCGCCAGTGCAAAAGCGCACGTCTGCACCGCCATCTGCACCATCAACCCGCGTTGCTTCTGGCACTTCTGGTAAGCCAAATGTTGTTCGCCTGTCCAATGAGCAACGAGAAATTGCTTCCATGATGGGCATGACACCAGAAGAGTACGCAAAAAACATGGTCTCGCTTAAACGCGAAGGCAAATTGAATTAATAGGAGATTAGAATGACTGAAGAAAAGTACCCAGTTGAGAAGTCACAAGTTAACCGCAAGCCAATGCGTGAAACTATGCGTCCCGAAGATGCTCGCGCTCGTGCAGAACAGCGTGCGGCTGAGATTCGTTCTAACCGTGGCAATATGGATGATGGCATTGACGAGTTTTATGTTGATTCATCCATTGTCCCAGATGGTTGGTCTTATGAATGGAAGCGCCACACGCTTCTAGGAAAAGAAGACCCGGCGTATCAAGTTCAGTTGGCTCGTGGTGGTTGGGAAGCAGTCCCAGCAAGCCGCCATCCAGAGATGATGCCTATTGGAAATTATGCTTCTATTGAACGAAAAGGCATGATTTTAATGGAGCGTCCTTTGACGTTGACAAAAGAAGCAAAAGAGATAGAATTGCGTCGTGCTAGGAACCAAGTGCGTGCCAAAGAGCAGCAGTTGTCCCAGACACCAGATGGTACGATGACCCGTCAGCATGACAGTGTTCGTCCATTGGTTAAAAAGTCGTTTGAGCCAGTCCCTATTCCAGAGGATTGATCTGCGACTAACACCTGCCCTTGGGGAGGCGGGTTAAAATTTGTCTAGGTTTGCAGTGCTGGGCGCATAGCAACCTCCATTTCATCAGGAATCTCTGCTATGGCTAATACGCAAGCGTATTATGGCTTCTTGCAGTTTCAGGGTGGTGCTGGCGGCGCTCCTACGTTTGCCCAGTCTGCTCGTCGTATTGCAAGCGGCAACTCTACCGCAATTTACACTGGCGATCCTGTAACCCCAATCACGGGTACGGGCGCGGCCACTGGTTACATCACTGCATCCGCAAACGGCGCACAGCCTATCGCTGGCATCTTCGTTGGCTGCAAGTATCTTTCAACCTCGCAGAAGCGCGTTGTTTGGTCGTCTTACTGGCCGGGTTCTGATGCTACGGGCGACGTTGAAGCCTATGTGATTGATGATCCGAATGCTCGTTTCGTTGTTCAGACCAGCTTTGCTGGTGCTCCAATGACGGGTACGGCTACCACGATGACTTCCGGCATTATTGGCCAGTATGCTCAGTTCACGCTGGGTACGGGCAGCACTGCAACTGGTCGTTCGGGTGCTTATCTCTCGGCAGTCAGCACAACCATCACCTCGCCCTTCATTGTTGTTGATTACGCAATCAGCTTCGGCAATGGCGGCGATCCCACCACGCAATATTGCAACGTCATCGTTGGCTTCAACAACGAAATGTGGCGTTCTAACGGTGCTGGCCCTGCCAGTATCAATGCTTAAGGAGTAAGGTAAAATGGCTGTTAATCTCTCACAGATTAAAGACCTTCTCCTCCCCGGTCTCCGTGGCGTAGAAGGCAAGTACGAGATGATCCCATCTCAGTACGATAAAATCTTCACGAAGCATGATTCAAAGATGGCTCTGGAGCGTACCGCTGAAATGCGTTACCTCGGTCTTGCCCAGCTTAAGAGCGAAGGCGGTCAGACCTCTTTTGATTCGGGCGCTGGTGAGCGTTTTGTCTACAACCAAGAGCACACTGAAATTGCCCTTGGCTACGCAATCACCCGCAAGGCGATTGACGACAACCTCTACAAGACCCAGTTCATGCCATCCAACCTCGGCCTGATTGAATCGTTTCAGCAGACCAAGGAAATCTATGGCGCGAACCTCCTCAATACGGCTCAGACGTACAACGCATCTGTTGGCGGCGATGGTGTAGCACTTTGCTCCACGGCGCATCCAATTGACGGTGGTACGGTAGCTAACACCTTCTCGGTACAGCA